AAGTTTCTCCGCTACTCGCTCAACGTCTGGGACACGGCCAGCGACAACCGATGGTTTCGATCCGCCGACGCCTGGGCCGCGACGGCGAAGCCGCCGCTCGAGCCGCTCGACGGCCGGACGTGCGTCGTCGGCCTCGACCTGGCGAGCAACCTCGACATGACGAGCGCCTGCTTCCTCTACCGCGAGAAGGACGGCTCCTACTTTGCCGAGTGGAAGTATTGGGTGCCGGAGGGCACGGTCGCCGACCGGGAGAAGCGGGACCGGATTCCGTATGCCACTTGGATACGGGAAGGCTGGCTGACGGTGACCGAGGGGGCTCGCCTCGATCACGAGAAGGTGGCCCGTGACATCATCGAATACGCCGAGGCCCACCGAATCCAGCGTCTCGGAGTGGACCCGTGGCAGGCCGGCGCAGCCGCAACGCTACTTCAGCGTGCCGATATTGAAGTGGTATCCATCACACAGCGAACGGCGACGCTAAACGCTCCCTGCAAGCTTCTCGAGGCCCTGGTGCTCGAGGGCCGGCTTCGGACGGGGAGCCCGGCGAATCCGATCGCGGCGTGGAACGCAAACAACGTCTGCCTCTACACGGACCCGACCGGGGCCGTGAAGCCGGACAAAGCAAAGAGCGCGGAGAAGATCGACGGCATATCCGCCCTAGTGAACGCCGTCGCCCTGGCGATCACGTCCGACGATCCCGCCGAGCAAGACTGGAACATTATCTCTCTATGAGCCGCAAGCCCTCCGCCAAGTCGACTACACCCAAACGATCTACGCGATCGACGCGGAGCCGGGCGGGCAAGCGGCCCATGCACACCTTCGAGATGCGGGCGGTCGACTCGTCGTTCTTCGTCGAGAGTCCGGACGCGATCAGCGCCCAAACGGCGATGCGGGTAACGGCCATCCTGGCGTGCGTCCGGTTTATCGCCCAGTCGATCGCGAGCTGCCCGATCCACGTTATGCGGAATCTTGGCGACGGCCGCCGGGCCGAGGCCCGCGACCTGCCGGTCTACCGCACGCTCTCGAAGGTCCCTAACGGCTGGCAGTCGTCCTACGAGTGGACGGAGTTGATGGCCCATCACTGCGCCCTCTGGGGGAACGCCTACTCGCGGATCGTGCCCGGGGAGCGTGGGTTCGCGACGAGCCTCGTCCCGATGCACCCGTCGCGGGTGACGCCCAGGCTCCTGGCGAATCAGACCATCGAGTATCAGTTTTGGGGTCCCGACGGCACGCGGACCTTTCAGCAGTCGGAGGTGCTCCACTTCCGGTGGATGTCCGACAACGGCTACACGGGCATGGTGCCGGCCGAGCTGTGCGGGACGGCGATCTCGCTCGCCCGCAAGCTGGACGTAGCGGCCACGTCCCTCTGGGAAAACTCTGCCCGCCCCGATGTCGTGCTCCAGACCCAGGAGGCGATTCCCGACGCCGCGGTCGCCAGCCTGCGGCAACAGTGGCGCGAGATGTACGGCGGCCCCCGCAACCGCGGGAAGACGGCGATCCTGCCGAAGAAGGTCGAGGCGAAGGTCATCGAGGCCAACGTCGAGCAGGCGCAGTTTATGGAACTGCGAAACGCGATCACGGGCGAGATCGCCCGGGCCTTCGGCATCCCCTCGAGCATGATCGGCCACGAGGCCGCCGGCCGGTGGGCGAGCGTCGAGCAGGAATGGCTATCGGCCCAGGTCTACACGCTCCTCCCCTGGGCTCGCCGGTTCGAGCAGGCGATCGACCGCTCGATCCTGTCGACCTATGGCGACGACGTATACGCCAAGCTCGATAACCGCGGCCTTCTCCGCGGTGACGCCGCCGCCCGGGCCGCCCTGTTTCAGGCGTTGTTCCAGGTCTCGGCCATCACGCCAAACGAGATCCGAGCCCTCGAGGATATGCCTCCGCTCGAGACGGACGCGGCCGACCAGACGTTCCTACAGCTCGGGTTCTCGACGTTGGACCGGGCGGCATCGGGTCAGGATCAATCGCAGGGGGGCGCAAATGGAACCGGAGCGTAGGTATCTGGCGGTATCCGATCTGGGCGACGAAGGCCTCGGCCTCGAGGAGCGGGACGGCAGTCCGCCGAAGCTCCGCGGCATCGCCCCGCCTTGGAACTCGCTCTCCGTCGACCTCGGCGGCTTCCGCGAGCAGTTCTCGCCGTCGGCGTTCGACCGGATTCTCAGCCGCTCAAAGAACGACCCGCGCCCGAAGCCGGATGTCGTGGGTCTGTTCAACCACGACGACTCGCTCCTCCTGGCTCGGACCACAAACGGCACGCTCCGGCTTTCCAAGGAAGACCGCGGCCTCGGATGGGAGATGTCGGACCTCCCCGACACCCAGGCGGCCCGGGACGTTCTGGCCCTGGTGCGGGCTGGCCTGGTGACCGGAGCCTCATTCGCCTTCACGGTGGCAGACAAGGGCGAGCACTGGACCCAGGACGAGAAGGGGAACGCCGTCCGCACGATCACCGACGCGAACCTCTTCGACGTATCCGTCGTCACGCGGCCAGCCTACCCGAGCTCGTCGGTGGGCCTGCGGTCGCTCGAGGCGTGGAAGCAGGCCCGCGGCGTGGTCGAGCATCGCAGCGCCGGCGGCCTGACGATCGCCCTCGACTTCGACCGGACATTTACCGCGGCTCCTGGACTGTGGCGGTCGTTCATTTCAGACGCCACCAACCGCGGCGCGCGGGTGGTCTGCATCACCCGCCGCGAGAACACCGACGAGAACGCCGCCGAGATCCGCGAGGCGTTCGCGTCCGACTTTGAGGCCCTTGCCGGCCTGGTGATGTGCGGGACCGGGACCCAGAAGCGGGACGCCGCGAAGGCCGCCGGCCTCGATGTCGACATCTGGATCGACGACACGCCAGAGACGATTCCGTCGGCAGCGGCGGAGCCGCGGGCCGTGAAGGTGTCGACGCTCGTCGGAGCCCGGGCCGCCGCCGCGGCCGCCGTCGCAAGGATGCGAGCCAATGCCCGCCCCCGCTAAGTGCAGCAAATGCGGCGACCGGATGCGGGTCGACTCGTCACGGCGAGCCGGCTCGCAACAGGTCCAGTACCTCGAGTGTGTCTGTTGCCAGGCCCGCCGGTCGCGGGTCGTGCCGGCGGACCAGATTTGGAGACGGAGCCGATGAGCATCACCGACGCGCCGATCGCCGCCGCCGGGTGGCCGGAATTGATGGCCGAGAAGGTGACGGCGTTCATCGCCTCCGCCAAGGTGGCCGCAGCCGACGGGATCACCTGGGCCGAGTTCGGTGAGCTCTCCGTCGCGCTCCTCCGCCTGTCGATCGACTGGGTCGACGTGGCGAGGCTGCCCGGCCCGGAGAAGAAGGCGGCGGTCCTGGCGGCGGTGGCCGTGCTCTTCGACCAGGTCGCCGACAAGGCGGTCCCGGCCTACGCCTTCCCGGTCTGGCTCCTCGTGAAGCCGGCCGTCCGCTCGCTCCTGCTTGCCCTGGCATCCGGGGCCGTCGAGACGCTGCTTCCGCTCGTGAGGGCCTCATGATTCCCTACCTGCTCGTTGGTGCTGCCCTGCTTCTCCTCTTCTCGCCGTGGATGCTGAAGGCCGGCGCGTCGATCCTGGTGGCCCAGCCAGGCAAGCCGGCGGCCCCGACCTATCAGTCGGCGATCGGCGACCTGGCCCGCGTGCGGGCTCGCCTGCTCCAGACGCGGCAACTTGGCGACGACCAGCGGGCGGCCATCGACACGCTGACGCTCGCTCTGGTGGCCGGGAGCGACCAGCCATGATTCGCGTCGTGCTGGCTGGCGTGCTCCTGGTGCTGGGCCTGGCGGCCTGGCGTGGCGAGCGGACGCCGCAGCCGACGCCCGCCCCCGGCGGCGAGCTCGAGCTCCGCGGGAAGTTCGTCGGCCCCGAGGCCTCGGAGGACGCCGCGACGACGGCGGCCCTGTGCGAAGAGATCGCCAGCGAGATCGAGTGGGACTCGATGCAGGCCGAGCCCTTCTACACGGCCGGCATCCACTTTGACACGCTCCGCACGCGAGCCCGTCAACTCCGCTGCCGTGGCGTGAGCCTGGGCGAGAAGCATCCGCGAGCCCGCGATGCCGTCGAGGCCTACCTCGTCGAGAAGCTCGGCAAGTCGGGCGGGCCGGTGTCACCGGAGCAGCGGGCCGCGTGGATCGCGGCCTACCGTGAGATCGCGAGGGCCGCCGCCGATGCTGCCCGCTGACAAGGCTTTCCGCTGGCTGGCCGCCGGGCTCCTGGTGCTCGCGGCGATCTACCTCGGCCTCCGCCCCAGGCAGCGGATGACGGCCGACTTCGGCTACACGCCGGACCCGGAAGGCGTCCGCGAGTTTCTCGCCGAGCTGCCGCAGCCCCTTTTCCGCGACGCTGGGGCGGAGACCATCGCCCAGGCGAAAGGCGTCGATACGTTCCTGTATCGGGCCATGTACAAGGCCCACGCCGCCAGGTACGGGAAGCCGTGGAAGTGCATCCGGCAGGGGATCGGCGACTGTGTCTCGATGGGATGGGGCGAGCACGCCGTCTATATCGCCCTTTGCGTCGACTGGGAGACCGGCCGCCTGGCCGAGCCGCCGCTCCGCGTCAGTTCGGAGAGCTGCTATGGAGGGTCCCGCGTAGAGGCTCGCAACAAACCAGAGGGCGGCGGCGGCTGGAGCGATGGCTCCTACGGCGCAGCCGCGGCCCGCTGGTATCGAGACTGGGGCACCATCTTCCGCGAGGAGGTCGGCGGCCACGACCTCCGCGAGTACGACTCGCAGCGGGCGAAGAACTGGGGCAACTACGGCAACGGCGGCCAGGGCGACGGCGGCAAGCTCGACGCCGTGGCGAAGAAGCATCCGGCCAAACACGTCGCCCTAGTCCGCAACTTTGACGAGGCGGCCGCCGCCATTGAGGCAGGGTTCCCGATTGCCGTCTGCTCGATGAGCGGCTTTTCGTCCAGCCGCGACGACGGCGGATGGGCCTCTCCGGAAGGCCGTAGCACGACGCGCTGGGCTCACTGTCTTTGCTTCGCCGCGGTCCGCTACAAAAAGAACGGGTCGCCGCGTGACGGCCTGCTCGCCTTGAACAGTTGGAGCAAGTGGAACGCCGGCCCTGTCTGGCCCGACGACCAGCCGGAAGGCTCGTTCTGGGTATCGCGGGAAACGGTCGACCAAATGCTCGCCGGCCTCGACTCGTTCGCCGTCGGCTCCGTCCAGGGCTTCGGCTGGCGTGACCTGCATCACGGCGAGTGGCTCGCGCCGTTCCCGCCGGAATCCCTGTCTCGCTCGTTTCCCGCCCCTCTCGACCCGAGGCCGATATGGTGACCCTCTCGAAGAAACATCTCGTCTACGTTTGCCTAGCCTGCCTGCTCGCCGGCTGGTGGCTCTCCTCGTCTGAGAAGTCGCCGGTCGGGCCGCAGCCGCAGCCATCGCGGCCGGTGCTGCGGTTCATCGCCAAGGCGGCGAAAAACGCCTTGTGGTTCATGCTGATCGCGGAGCCGCCGCCGGAGGCGAAGGCCGAGCAGCGGCTTGTCCGGTCCGAGGTCGGCGACGACGGGTTCCCGCTGCTCAATCACGCGGGGGCGCTCTAATGCGAGACGCCGTGGTCGCCTTCCTGGTCTGGCTCTCGTCCGATCCGCAGGCGATCGACGCCGAGGCCCCGCGGGCGGCGGCCGCCGTCGCCGCGGCGCGGGCCTCGATGGCGGTCGACACCACGCCGCCGGCCCCGAAGCCGAAGCCGGGCGAGTGCTGCACCGACTGCGGCGGGAAGGGCTACATCGTCCACGGCGACGGCCACCGCACGGCCTGCCCATGCCCGAGCTCGTGCAAGTGCAAGAGCGGCACGAAGCCCGCCTGCCCGAATGGCAAATGTCCTACGGTAGTACGCTGACACTTCAGCGGGCGACCTAGCGGCCCCTAGTTTGTCGGAGGTTTTCAACCCCGAAACAGGAGTCCGCCATCGTGTCGACGATCATCCGCAAACTGCAAGACGAGGCCGCGAAGGTCGCGACCGAGATCGAGTCTCTCCGTGCCATGACCCCGGCCGATGACGCCGAGGCGGCAACGATCGAGGGGAACCTCGAGGCGGCCACCACGCGGGCCAACGAGATCAGCGCCGAGATGGTGCGTCAGAACGAGCTCGAGGCCAAGCGCAACGCGGCCGTCGAGAGCCTTCGGTCGCACCTGGTCGACACGACCAGCCGGACCGAGGTCGAGGCGGAGAAGCGGAAGGCCCCGGCCATCCACATCGGCCGCACGCCGACCGGCTACGGCTCGACGGACGACGCCGCAAAGGCTGGCCGGTTCCTGCGAGCTTTGGCTCGCGGCAACATGGCCGAGGCCCGGGCGATGGGCACGGGCACGGCGGGTGCGGGCGAAGAGCTCGTCTCCCCCGAGCTCTTCCGTGGTTTTATCGACGTGCTGCAGTACGCCTCGGTCGGCCTCCAGGTCGCGAGCCTGTACCAGACCTCGAGTAACTCCATCACCGTGCCGAAGATCGGTGAGATCGAGGCCTCGTGGTTCGACGAGCTCGGCACCATCACTGGTGACGACATGACGACTGACAAGGTCGAGATCGCCCTCCACAAGATGGGCCGCCTGATCGAGATCTCGAACGAGCTGGCCGAGGACTCCGCCGCGGTGGTGGCCCTCGCCCAGACCGTGTCGAATCGGTTCGGCCTGGCGATCGCGAAGAAGATCGACACCGTGTGGCTCCAGGGCGACGCTGGCAAGGGCATCGACGGCCTCGTCTCCGAGATCGCCGCGGGCAACACGGTCGAGGCCGGTGCCGACAACGACGGCGTCGACCTGGCCGAGCTGGTCGGGAAGATCGACAGCCGCGCGAGCAACACCGCCTGGGTGGTGAGCTCGGCCGGCTGGGCGCACATCATGAAGGCGAGCATCGTCTCGCAGTCGACGACCGTCGGCGACCGGGTTCTCCCGGTGGTCATGGGCGCTCCGGTCTACCGATGCCTCGGCCTGCCGGCTGGCACGCTCGCCCTCTACGGCGACTTCGCCTCGGCGACCGCGGTGGCCTACAAGGCCAACGGCCTCCAGGTCGCGGCCAGCGAGCACGCTGGCTTCGCGAAGGACTCGGTCGTCTACCGCGGAACGCAGCGGGTCGGCATCGCGAACCACGACGCCAGCTTCGTCGCGAAGCTCGTCGAGGCCGCCTGAGCCTAACGCCGTCGCAGAACCAGGCGGCCGGGTGGGCAGGGATGCCCCCCGGCCGCCGCTCTGCAACTAGGGAGCCGGACGGATGAAACCAAAAACGCTTGTCATCCTGGAAGGCCCGGCAATCGAGCCCGTGAGCCTGGCGGAAGTGAAGGCCCAGGTCCGCCTAATGGACGACCAGACGGACGACGACGCCTACCTTATGGCGCTCATCGCGTCCGCCCGCAGGCTCATCGAGCAGCGGCTCGGCGTGGCCCTCATAGCAACGAAGTACCGGGCGACCTGGCCCGCCGGCTCGATGTTCCTCGAGCTGCCGTCCCCGCCCGTGCTGGTCGACGAGGCCCATCCGCTCACGATCACGGTCGACGGCGAGGCAGTCGCCGAGGCCGACTACGAGATCGACCTCGACGCCCGGCCGGCGGAGATCGAGCTCGCCAACAATCCCAACGGGAAAAAGGTTGTCGTCGAATACTGGGCCGGCGTGGCCGACAAGGCCTCCGTAGCCCCGCAACTAAAGTCGGCGCTCCTGCTCTACGTCGCCCATCTCTATGCCCACCGGGAGGCGGCCAGCATCGACAGCCCGACCGAATTGCCGATGGGATTCGAGACGTTGCTCGCCAGTGAGTCCGTATCGGGGGCCTGGTAATGCTGCCAGCCGGCTACCTCCGCGAGAAGGTCACGATCGAGAGCTCGACCGAGACGCGGAACGAGTTCGGCGAATCGGTGCAGGCCTGGCAGGAATACGCGACCCGCTACGCGAGCGTCGAGCCGGTCTCCTACTTTGAGCAGAACCGCCGGCAGCAAGTGGGCGGCACGGTCTCGCACGTCGTCCGTATGAGGTACACGCCCGGCCTCACAGGGGCTATGCGGCTCCGCTGGGACAGCCGCGGCGGCCGCCTGCTCTACATCTCGTCCGTCGTCGAGCGTGGGTTCCGGGAAGAGCACGAGCTCCAGTGCGAGGAGCAAGTCTCGTGATTTCTCTTACCTGGGTTTCGAGCGGCGAGCCGGAGTCGAGCGACGGGCAGAACCACATCAAGTCGCTAATGCGGAAGTTTTCCGAGCTGCCGCGGCACATTGCCAAAAAGCATCTACAAGCTGCCATGAAACGGGCGCTAAAGCCTGGCGTGCCAGCCCTCCGCGCCAACACCCCGCCACTGAACACCCGCCGCGGCCGGGCTCGCAAGGGCGAGAAGCGCACTACCAACGCCCTGCGGAAGGCCGCGACGGCGGTCGCGAAGTACAAGGGCCGCAACGCCAACGGGTACGTAACCGGAATTCTCGGTTACCGCTACGGCACCGAGAGCAGGAAGGCCATCTGGCAGGAGTTCGGCACGTCTCACGGCATCATCCCGAAGCGGATGATGGAAAAGACGATGCAGCAAGTCGGGCCTCCAGCCGCCGACGTTCTCGCGCAAGAGATGGCGATCGCCCTCGAGCGGGCCGCCGCCGAGATCGAAGCCGGCATGAACCCCGGATACCAGGGATAGGAGGCACCATGCCGGCTCCAGAGACATGGCTCCGCGAGGCGATCGAGGACGCGACCAGCGTCCCGGCCTACCCGCTCGTCGTGCCGGAGGGGGCGACGCCGCCTTTCGTCGTCTACTGGAGGGACTCCACCCAGCGGGAGCGGCAGTTCGGCGGCCAGCCGTCGTCGGCCGTCGGCACGTTCCAGGTCCAAGTGTGGGCCGACGGCTTCGGCGACGTGAAGGCCCTGGCGGACCAGGTCCGCGTGGCGACCAACAACTTCAGCGGGGAAGTCGACGGTCTCACAATCGACGCAACAGACCTGGCCGACGAGCGGGACGGCGTGCCCGTCTTCCTCGAGGGCCGCGACCGTCCGACGTATTGCGTGGAGCATCGCCTCACAGTCCGCTGGCAAGAGTAGGAGCTAGAAGATGTCGACCTCGTCCCATTCCGGTGATTTCTCCGGCCTGCCCGCAGGCCTGACTAACGTCCGCGTGCAGGTGAGCGGGGCCGATCCCAACAGCTCCGCCAACAAGCGCGACGTATCGACGCTCGACCTGGCCGACGGCTCGTACCGCGTCTACGCTACGGCCCCACTGTTCGATGCTGGCGCAGGCTCCATCAACGGCCAGAGCGTAACGATCACCTGCTCCTACCTGGGCGACGGCCCGCAGACGGTGGGCTCGACGGTTG